GCTGAAGGATCAGCCCACCCTTTCGGGAACTCCTCTAATTAGAAGGAGCGGAAGAACCAGCAGAAGCTGGGATGTAGTAAATGTTAATACAATTAGTAATAAAATCGCCCCTTACGACATAGGGATCTCTCCCTACAGAAGAAGGCTCTCTGTCGTCTCGCGTTGAATACTCATACGCGAACGATCGAGTGAAGCGATATGTCCTTTCTAAAATCCTAGTCTCTTCGTCAGAAAACGGCAAGCCGTAAACGGCGTAGAGATCAAGGAAAGCTGATTTGCTTTTCCTTCGTATGGGCTTTTTAATAAAGGCCCTGAAGGTGAAACCAGACCAGCCGTCAGAGCGGCGATGGGGATTCCCGACGAATAAATCATCGTGAATATAACCATCACCGTATCCAGGTGGACCATAAACCTTATGCCGATCCTTCAGTTGCGACACGAGATAATCGCGCGCTTCCGCGGACAGCAGCGGGTCATTATGGTAAAAATTGAGGAAAGCGATAAGCCGACCATCACTCCACCTGTCTTTAACGTAAAAAGGACGAACATTAATCCCATTTACAAAGTCACCGCCACAGCTCTCTCTGAAGTTACCTTCAAAGAAAGATTTTTCACTGTTGACGGTGAACCCTAACGAGGATAAGATACCAGAAAACTGGTAAAATAATGTAGACGGCAATATTATATCATCGCCGTAGACTGACACGTCAGGGGTAACCTTGTAATAAACACAGCAGGCATAAGCTAGAGCGTAGAAAATCAATGATTGAAGTTCAAACGTGAAGCCATTGCCCATAGTAGAAAACTTCTGAAGCACTATATTAGTTATATTGCGCTTCTTATAGTAAACACTAGAGGTACGCCAAGTGCTCAACAGCTCAAACCAACGAATCGGTAAGAGATCGAGTACGACAGCGTATGCTATGTTATCGGACGCAGAAGACAGATCAACTGTAGCCAAGCTGCCATCCATACTGGAGAGGCGAGCGCGGTTACGGTTGATGCGCTGATCTTTAAGATTAACGCCGAAAGCGAGAAGTTTCTCTCGTATTACCAAACCTATACCCTTCTGAACGAAGGTGTTAAGGAGAGGCTCTATTATAATAGATCGGTGTTTTCTGCTATCCTTAGGGACAAAAGACAACTGACCTTGTCCATATCTAACACGGCAATTATGCCGAAGAAAGAGTTGGGGGTAAGTATCCATAAGCGTACCGATATTAAAATCGGGGTGACCTACGAAAGCGTCTTTACTACATACTGGTTTAGCCTCTAATTTACACAAAATAGAGGTTTTATTCTTTACGGTAGTATTCGCACCTGGTCCGAAACCGCAGCGTAAAGATTGAAGTGACGGACAGTCACCTAGAATTCTCGCTATTTTCTCACGAGCTAAAAAAAGAATAGACTCGCGTTCGACACTGTTGTCGAAAGCTTGAATACGGTAACTATCGTTTACAATCTTGCAGTTGTTTTCGGACTCGCAAAATGCTTTAAAAGCTTTATCCTCTTTTTCGGAATCAGAACCATAGCTAGCGTTTTTGCTAAAGATAGCTGAACACTGGCGCAGGGCCCTGACCGTACTTAAAGAGTTGGTTTGGTATCCAAAATCGACGATAGAATGATTAATTCTATCCATGTCCCAGCTAACAAACATACCACTTGTAAGATTAAAATGATCAAACAGGTAGTTGTCCATGTGCTGGGATCTTTGAATGGACCAAGGTTCATAAAAAGTCTCCCGTTGTTTATATAACATAAAATCACCACAAGTATAAGGTTAAAAGGTGTCCTAGGGCGGATCCTAATACGGATTCGCCAGGATGGTTACCGCCTCTTCAACTTGAATATTCGCTAATGCGTTCTTCAAGAGAGAAAGGGCGTCCTTCCGGTTCTGGACAGTACCTCTAGATGGCAGAATAAAGTCAATTACGACTTTATTTGAATATGCCGTCTTTGGAGGCGCCTGATAACCTGATTGTGTACTTGTTCCGGTGATCACTTCGAGTGACGGAACATCCACGATAAGCTTGACCTTGTTCAAACCGGAACCTGAATCAGGTTTGGCGATGAGTCGTACGGTAACTTGACCAGCAATTGGTAAAGTAGCCACACTATCACGCCAGAAGGAGTTCAGACCGGCAGAAATGGGGTTTAAAGTATGCGCGACAGGAATCGTTGCACCATCGTTTATTACGAGATTGCCTATGGCACTCATTAGGGTACTCCAAAAGGTTAAAAGAAAAGAACCTTAGTCTCGCTAGCGAAAAGCTTGGCGAAGTAAGGCAATGGAATTGAGGACATGATTGGTAGAGAAAATCTTCGACACCGGTTTAAAACCCGGTAGAGGAATATTTTTTGCCTCGTTTGGAGCTATAATGGATCTGACAAAGCGCGTAGACGTATATAACGCCGGAGTGCTAGGTCGATCCCAAGTCCAATTGCCAATCATTCGATGGACCGTCTTCTCGGATTTTACAAACCGGATAACGTCTATCTTGTTAATGGACTCCTTAGCCTGAAGATAATCCCCAATAGGGATTATATAATCAAGCAAAAAAGACCATGGGACAAGGTTCCATAAAGCAGTATACGGAGTATTTAAACCTAACCGTCCATTATCTGGAACAGGGGCAGAAATACTGAGAAGCACACTACTAGAATAGGAAACCGACGTGCTCCATCTAGCGTAACCAGCATCGTACTCAAGAAAATCATTGTACGAAGAAGAACCGTCATTACGACGGTTAGAACCGCGGGCAGTTAGCCTGCGCGGCCGGTAACGAAGATTTGCCAGAGCCTCCGAACCATTATAGATATCGGAGACTAAAGGAAGCCAACCAAAACTGAGTTGAAGCCAAGAATTAGAGGCACCGAGCGAAGTACTTTTAAGTACACCACTCAATGCGTCCTTCTTTTGGTTATTAGCCCAGAGACGGTTAAAAGGCTCCCCTCTATTAGGTGAAACACCTAAAGAGCGGCAAGCACGATTGAGATCCCCGCGACGAACATAAGAGACCGCAGAAGCCAGAGTGGAAATCGTGTTACCAAGCATATGAAGGGTCTGATGACCCTCAGCAAGGAAAACACTACCACTAAAGCTCGAGTCACGAAGTTTGTCGTAGGCCTTATTCAAATTGTTAATATGGATGTTATCCATATGGGATTGTGGGACGCTTATAAGCGAACCCAGACCCATATCACCTTTAAATACAAAGCCATCTATTGAATAGGTGTCCTTGACATACGAAGTGATAACAGTTGAGTAAGGGTAATCGGATTTCTTATCTCCTTTAACAAAGGTCGCCGATCTTCGGCGAAAACCATTGCTATCAGTAAAATCGTAATTACGATTCATGATCCCGTCCTAGAAATAGGTTTTTAGGTCTTCACATATAAAAGGCAACTGCTCATAAGAGCTAGGAGTTAGATTCACAGAAGCAAGTTGTAAAAAAGTTTCGTAACGAGGGAGATGAACTGAGGTGAAGTTGCTTGCAGCTCCGGCGGTATCAAAACCGGCGAAGATGTAATACATCCAACACCAAGATCTATAACTCGCTTCGTCTACGACTGGCTTTGAAACGCCTGCTTGTGATATCATTACTACCTACCTATTTATTTAGTGAAGTTAAACTCTCCAGCAAAGAAAGCTGAAAAGCACCTTGGCGCAAGCCAAGCAGGCACCCCTTCGGG